GGCCGTCGAGATCGCGCAACGTACGCTCTCGGCCATGTGCCACGCGACGGGTCAGTTGCATGTCGAGGACAGCGAGGCGCTGCATTTCAAGCCGATGATCGGCACCGTTCGCGTGCGCCCCGCCGGTGACGGCAAGGACGGCAAGCAGTACGACGCGAGCAACGAGATCCGAGGGTACGAGGCGGTGAACGGGGCGGCGCCTGCTCAGGCCGCGCCGGCGGCGGCGGTTCAGCAGGCGGCGGCACCCGCGCCCGCGCCGAGTGCGGCGGCGATGCCTTGGAAGCGGAAGTGAGTCGCTGGGATAAGGTCACGCTGACGTTTGTGGTCCATCGCGAAACCGATAAGGCCATCCTCGTCAGCGATGACGGCGACAGAAAAAAGGCCGAATGGCTTCCGCTGTCGCAAATCAAGATCACCCGCGAATGGGTAGAGGGTGACAATGAGGGCGTTGAGGTCGAGGTTCCTCAATGGCTCGCTGAAGAAAAGGGCTTCTATTGATGCCACCCCTCCCGCCACCCGCTAATCCGACGATCGATGCCATCTACCAGTGGCACGAAAGCCGGCAATCGAGTGGCGGGAGGGGACACCTCGGCGCGTCTCAGATCGGGGCGCCGTGCGAGCGGGCCTTGTGGTATCAATTCCGCTGGGCGCTGAAGGTCCGGCACGCCGGGCGCCTGCTACGCCTGTTCGAGACTGGCAACCTCGCCGAGCCGAGGTTCGTCGCCGAGCTTCGCGCGGTCGGCGTCGAGGTTCACGAGATCAACCCCGACACGGGCGCGCAGTTCTCGGTGTCGGCTGTGCGTGGCCACTTCGGCGGCAGCATGGACGGCGTGGCGCTCGGCATCCTCGAAGCGCCGAAGACATGGCATGTCCTGGAGTTCAAGACGCACGGCTCTAAGAGCTTCGCCGAGCTAAAGGCCAAGGGCGTGGAGAAGGCCAAGCCTGAGCATGCGGCGCAGATGCAGGTCTACATGCACTTGGCCGGGCTGGAGCGGGCGTTCTACCTCGCCGTCGATAAGAACACCGACGAGCTTTACAGCGAGCGGCTGAACCACGACGAAGCCGCCGCCCTACGCCTTTTGGCCAAGGCTTCGCGCATCATCGACGCCGCCGAGCCGCCCGGAAGGATCAGTGAAGATCCGGCCTTTTACCTCTGCCGGTGGTGCGCCTATCAGGACATCTGCCACGGGACGGAGTTCGCGGCGCGGACCTGTCGCACATGCCTGCACAGTACGCCGGTCGATCAAGGCCAGTGGGATTGCGCGCGCTGGGGCAAGGTGCTGACCGACCAGGAGCAACGCGACGGGTGCGGGGCGCAGAAGTTCATCCCGGCGCTGGTGCCGGGGGAGCAGGTTGACGTTCGCGATGACGCGGTGATTTACCGGATGCCAGACGGCAGCGAGTGGAGCGATAGCGAAACGCCATTTTGATGGACGATGAGACGACTATGCTCTACAAAAGCAGACGGCCCCGAGGCGCGAACCCCGAGGCCGTCACGACGAACCCTAAGCGACTAGGAGCACGTCGGATGCATGAGCATTCTAGGCCGCGTCAGGCCGACATTCAAGAGCACCAGATCACCACGCGAGCAGGGGCGAAAGCGCTCGGGCTCAAGCGCTACTTCACCGGCTTGCCGTGTCGTCGCGGGCATGTGGCTGAGCGGTGGACTATCAACACGCGATGCGTATCCTGCGCTTATGCGTATGAAAGAAAACCAGAACCCAAAAATAAGGCGAAGGCTTGCGCATACTCGAAAGCATACCGAGAGAGAAACCCCACGGCCGGCGCTGATTACATGAAACGCGTTCGCGGAGAACGGCGAGACGAGTTGCTTGCGCGAGAACGCGCACGTTACGCCGAGCGTAAAGAGTTTCACGCTGAAAAGCGCAAGAAATATCAGAAATCCAATCCAGAATATTTTGCCGCTGCCGCTCGGAATAGAAGAGCAGCTTTGAAGAAGTGCGCAGGCTCGCACACCAAGAAAGACATCGATGATCTGTTGGAAATTCAGAAGAACAAATGTGCCTATTGCAAAATAACGTGCAAAGATAAATATCACGTTGATCATATCAAGCCATTAACGCTCGGTGGATCAAACGACAAAAACAATCTTCAGATACTTTGCCCTGAGTGCAACTTGAAAAAATCCAACAAGCCGCCGGAAAAGTTTGCTCGTCAAATTGGGTTGCTGCTATGACCCTATCGCTCCGAGCTTATCAGCGTGAGGCAATAGACAGCATATACACTTATTTTTCTGAAAATGTCGGCAATCCTATTGTCGTTTTGCCTACTGGTAGCGGAAAATCCCTTGTTATCGCAGGTTTTATTAGAGAAGTGCTTGATGCGTCTCCAAGCGAACGCATACTCGTCTTGTCCCATGTGAGGGAATTGCTATCACAAAACTTTAGAGAACTATTAACTTTTTGGCCAAATGCCCCGGCCGGTATTTATTCTGCCGGGCTTGGATCGCGCCAGATCAACGCGCAAGTGCTGATCGCCGGCATTCAATCCATTCACAAACGCGCCTACGACCTTCAGCGGGTTGATCTGGTTCTGGTCGACGAGTGCCACCTTATCCCCAGAAACTCGGATACTATGTATCGTCGCTTCATTGGTGAGTTGATTGAGATTAATCCGGCATTGAAGGTTATTGGGTTCACGGCGACGCCGTTTCGTCTCGATAGCGGGCGTCTTGACCATGGCCCAGATGCCATGTTCGATGGCATCGCCTACGAAGCGAACGTGCGCGACCTGATAGACCATGGCTATCTCTGTCGGCTGACCACGCGTCGGATGAAAACGCAGCTCGATACACAAGGCGTGGCAAAGCGCGGCGGGGAGTTCATCGCTGGGGCGCTGGAGCGGGCCGTCGATAAAGAGGCGATCACCAAAGCGGCGGTCCAAGAGATCATCGACGCCGGTCAGGATCGAAAAAGCTGGCTCGTATTTGGCACCGGGCTCAGTCATTGCCGGCACATAGCCGAAGAAATCCGACTACATGGCATCGAAGCCGAATGTGTGTTCGGTGAAACGCCAAAGGGCGAGCGAGACATCCTTACCAGCAGGTTCAAGGCCGGGAAACTTCGCTGCCTCGTCAGCCGGGATGTGCTCAGTACCGGATTCAATGCCCCGAACGTCGACCTATTGGCCCTTCTGCGGCCGACAGAATCGACCGGACTTTATTGCCAAATCGTTGGGCGGGCGTTGCGCATGGCGCCCGGAAAAGACAGCGCCTTGATCCTCGATTTTGCAAATCTGATAGCCAAGCACGGCCCCGTTGACGACCCCGACATTCGCGAGCCTGGCAAGGGCGACGGCGAGGCGCCCGTCAAGGTCTGCCCCGAGTGTGACGCTTACGTGCCTATCTCGGTGATGACGTGCCCCGACTGCGGGTTCGAGTTCCCGCCGCCGCCGCCCGAGGCCAAGCTGACGAAGCAGGCGGCGATGCTGCCGATCCTGTCGTCGCCCCATCCCGATTGGGTGCCTGTCAGCCGCGTCACCTACCACCGGCACATGAAAGACCCGGAGAAGCCGCCGACACTGCGGGTGGAGTACCACTGCGGCATCACGGTCTATCGTGAGTGGGTGTGCATCGAGCATTCGCCCGGCAGCTATCCGCAGCGCAAGGCCGCAGACTGGTGGCGTGCACGGGCGCCAGCCATGGCGGCGCCGAGCACCGTTGCCGAGGCGTTGGAGCATAGCCGGGCGCTGGCGGTGCCGAAGGAAATCTCGGTGCGCAAGGTGCCGGGGTCGAAGTTCTTCGAGGTGGTGGGTGCGAGGTTGTGAAATACATCTCCGTCTGCTCCGGCATCGAAGCAGCCACCGTGGCGTGGCACCCGCTTGGCTGGTCGCCGCTCGCCTTCAGCGAGATCGAGGCATTCCCTCGCGCTGTCCTGAAACACCACTATCCTGAGGTGCCGTTGCATGGCGATTTTACGACTATCGAAGCGGCCGACTACGGACGGCCAGACCTGCTTGTTGGCGGCACTCCCTGCCAGTCCTTCAGTGTCGCCGGACTCCGAGGCGGAATGGCTGACGAACGTGGCAACCTGGCCCTCGAATATCTTAGGCTGGCTGGCCGAATCGGCGCCCGCTGGCTGGTCTGGGAGAACGTCCCCGGCGTCCTGTCGAGCAATGGCGGACGGGACTTTGGTTCCTTCCTCGGAGGGCTGGCGCAGCTCGGGTATGGGTTCGCCTACCGAGTGCTTGACGCTCAATTCTTTGGAGTTCCACAGCGCCGCCGTCGCGTCTTCGTTGTCGGATATCTTGGAGACTGGCGACGTGCCGCAGCGGTACTTTTTGAGCGCCACAGCCTGCAAGGGCATCATCCGCCGAGCCGAGAAGCGGGGGAAAGAACTCCCCAAGGCGTTGCAGGAAGCCTTAACAGCAGCGTCGGACGCGGCACCGGCGGCGCCCATGAAACGGACTTCCTGACGATCACCCACTCCCTCCGCGGCGAGGGATTCGACGCCAGCGAGGACGGGACCGGGCGCGGGACGCCGTTGGTGCCGGTGGATTGGCGGTGGCAGTGCGAATTTTGCGGCAGTCGCTATGTGGTTAAGCACTCGCCCTGCCCGTGTTGCTTGCGCAAGGCGTTGGCACCTATCGCCTTCACGAGCAAGGACCACGGCGCCGACGCTTCCGACATAGCCCCGACGCTCCGGGCGATGGGGCACGGGCAGAGCCATGCCAACGGTGGCGGACAGGTGGCGGTGGCGTTCGCTCAGAACCAACTCGGCGAGGTGCGCGCTGGAGATGTCGTCAACACGCTGAACACGAATGCTAATGCGTCAGGGCGAAATACGCCAATGATCGCCTTTGGCTGGCAGAACAGCGCGAGCCAGGGCGACAGCGTTAGCGAGCACGTCACGCCGGGGCTGGACAAGAGCAAGGTGCCGGCTGTGGCCATGCGCTCCGCCGTTCGGCGATTAACTCCACGCGAGGCGGAAAGACTTCAGGGCTTCCCCGACGATCACACGCTCGTCCCCTATCGCGGCAAACCGGCCGCTGACGGCCCCCGCTACAAGGCGCTTGGCAACTCGATGGCCGTTCCGTGTATGCGCCTGATCGGCGAGAGGATCGCGATGGTGGACGCCATCGTAAAATGAGCGTTGCCACCTCTAACCCCCGCCCTTGTCTCTGCTCCGCATGCAGGCTTAGGCTGGCACGAGGTTTCGGCTACACGCGACCGGGCGCCGAGGCCGCGCCCATCTATCAGGCGTGCTCCATGCGCTGCCTGAACATCATCCACAAAAAACGAGGCTCTGTGATGATCGATCCCGACGAGCACGAAGCGAAAGCGCTGGAGGGCGCTGGTCAGATGGGGGGCGAATATCTCGAAAGCCTCGGCGTTACCGACCTCGGGCAGATGACGGCCGAACAATGGGCGCTCCTGGTCGAGTGCATCGTCACCGGCTATCAGGACGCATTGGCGACCGCGCTAGGCGATAGCGAGTGATGGCGCCGGGAACAGATGGCATCACGCCATCTGCCGGCCAGCGCAATTGGATGGACGAGCTAGGCGAGCGATTGATCGCCAACGGCTATCCAATCCTGCCCATCATGCCCGGCGCCAAGTGCCCCGGCCGCTACACGCGCGGTCGATGGACCGGCTACCCCGATTGGGCTCGGCACTGCGACCGGCCAAGCAAGGCGTTTGAGCTTGGCGTCTGGCGGCAGTGGCCCGGCTGCGCCATCGGCATTGCCTGCGGCTCTGTCGTCGGCTTCGATATCGACATTCTCGATCAGGGCTTGAGCGAGGAGCTCCAGGCCAAGGCGCTGTCAGAACTCGGCGACACGCCGGCAATCCGCATCGGACTGGCGCCCAAGCGGCTGCTCGTCTACAGCGCCAAAGAGCCGTTTCGGCCGATCAAGCGGCATCCGCTGGAGATGCTTGCCCGCGGCAGCCAGTTCGTCGCCTATGGCATCCACCCGACGACGCAGCGGCCCTACTCGTGGACGTCCGGCGACGAACTGGCCGACATCCCATCGGTCGATCTGCCAGAGATAACCGAGGAAGCGGCCAGAAAATTCCTCGACGCGGCGTTTCTCATGGTGCCGCCGGAGCTGCGCAAGAGCACCCTCGGCCCCGACCGCTCTGCGGAAATCTACTTCGCCCGCGACGGCGATCTGCGCGGCACCTTCGATGCCGTCGCCGACGCGATCGAGTGGATACCAAACGACGACGTTCACTATGACGATTGGGTGCGGATCGGCATGGCGCTCAAGGGCGCCGTTGGCGATGCCGGCGCTGGTCTCTTCGCCGCATGGTCGGCACGGTCGACCAAGGACGGTCCCATGGCGACCACAAGGGCGTGGGCCAGCTTCCGCCCCGAGAAAATCGGGGCCGGGACCATCTACGCCTACGCACAGCAATACGGCTGGGTGCCGGACGCCGGGCTGATCCTGAACGCCGCAGCGGCGGAGCGGATCGCCGAAGTCCACCCGGCTGCACGACTGATCGCCAACGGCTCGAGCCAGAAGGCGCCGGAGCCGGAGCCTGAGCCGACACCAGCACCGCCGTTGAACAGCGCCCCCGGACTACTCGGCGAGCTGGTCGACTGGATGACGAGCACCGCGGTCAGCCCGCAACCGCTCTTGAGCCTCGGCGCCGCCATGGCTGCCGTTGGCGTGCTCGCCGGCCAACGCTTTCGTCTGGCGATGCCGGACACGCGGTCGGCCATCTACATCATCGCCTTGGCCGAGAGTGGCGGCGGGAAAGATCACCCGCGCAAGTGTGTCCGCCAGCTCTTCGGCGCGGCGGGGCTCAACAACCTACTCGGCGGCGAAACGCTGGCCAGCGGCTCGGCGCTCATGTCGAGCCTTGGGCAGCACCCGTGCCGGCTCTACCAAGTCGACGAGTTCGGCCATTTCGTCGCTGCAGTTCTCGACCCCAAATCGCACGCCCACCATCGACGCGAAATCATGACGCAGCTCACGACGCTGTGGAGCAGCGCCGACACGCTGGTGGTTGGCACCGAGTACGCCAATCAGAAGGACAGGCCGCGAAAGGACATTCAGGAGCCTTGTGCCTGCGTCTACGGCTCGACGGTGCCGCTGGTGTTCTGGAACGCCATG